CTGAGCCCCATATGTGCACCACGCTTGGTGAGAGGCTGTTCCTCGGTACCCTCGAGGAAGACGCGTTTTGGTGACGCAACTGCGTCGATCGCCAAAAGGTCTTCCTTCGTGAGCGTACCAGAGAATCGAACTTTGACCGCGTCTGTGACGGCCCGTACGACCCTCCATGGGAGGAAATCGCTTGCTGCGCTCCAATCGTCGGAGAGGACAAACAGTCCTCCTCTGGTTGGAACATTTCGCGCGAGAGTGATTGGTCGTGTGTCGTTGAAGTGACGCGCCCACCGATTCTTGAGTAGGGCAGCCAGGACCAGGGAATTGACACCCCGGAGCGTATGCGCCAAGCAGGCGGGATGAGTGCTGGCGACGCGGATTTTTCCGCCACAGCCCTCGTCCACTGTGAGAGGACGCATTGGGGACAAATCGGTCGTGCTGAGGACCTGGTGGACTGCCTTTCGGTAGTCCCAGGTGTTCTTCGGCATGTCGTCCCCAGCCCGGATCGCATGGCTGATGCGCTCGGTATCCATTGGGTCGTCGTCTTCGTCGCTCGATCGGTCCGAATCGGACCCTTGCTGCAATTTCTTGTGCCACTCCCGTCTTGCGTACGCGCTGCTGAGTTGGTTTCCTTCCCTTTTCGGGGGGTTCCACTGTGGTGCGAGTAAGCGGACGTTGGCCGCAGCGAGGATCTGGTTTGCCCTGATCTGGCCCCAGAGGGCCTTGCACGTACCCCCGAACTTTGCACTTGTTTCGAAACAAGCATTTGCATTGGGGGCAGGCGACATTGGGATGACATGGATGGGCGCTTTGAGGCAGGTGGTTGCGAAGGTGTTGAGTTCCTGGAGGAGTGTGGTGCTGACTGGTGGGGGCTCGGTTGTCCACCGCCTGACTGCTGCATGGATGGCCTTCTTGCGTTTCTTGGGGTCTCCGAATGTGTTGTCGTTGCAGGCTCTGAGGAGTCCGCTCGCGCAGAATAGATTCTCCCTGCTTTGTCCTGCGGTTCTGATCCAAGTTTCCTTTGGCTTCGCCATGGAAATCGGTCGTGCCGCGAGGGCATAGTAGCGGAGAGCGTGAGCGAGCTCCTTGAGTCCTGCACATCCAGACGACATGTAACGATTGACCTGTCCGACGTAACGTCGTAAGATTCGTCCAAGATGGTTGTCCCGGTTGTCGGGTTTGAAAAATCCAAACGTAAGGTGGAATGCCGCAGAGAGTGCTTGGAGTGTGGAGGTGAGGTGATGTGCTTTGGTTCTGTTCGTTGTTTTGGC